GCATCACCGAATCGACCCTGCTGCAGGTGCTGGCCGACCGCACCCGTCGCTTCGACAAGGGCGGCGAGCAGTTCTACGACCAGATCTCGGCGCTGCACAAGTCGGTGCGCAGCTCCAATCCGGACGCCGCCGTGTACTGGCTGGCACGCATGCTCGACGGCGGTTGCGATCCGGCCTACCTGGCCCGGCGCCTGACCCGCATGGCAGTGGAGGACATCGGCCTGGCCGATCCGCGCGCCCTGCAGATGGCCATCGATGCCTGGGACACTTTCGAGCGCCTGGGCCGCCCGGAGGGCGACCTGGCCCTGGCGCAGGTCGCCATCTACCTGGCCAGCACCGCCAAGTCCAACGCGGCGTATGCCGCGTACAACGCCGCCAAGGCAGACGTCCACGAATACGGTACGGCCGAGGTACCCATGCACCTGCGCAATGCGCCGACGAAGCTGATGAAGCAGCTGGGTTACAACAAGGGCTACCAGTACGACCATGACGCCGAGGGCGGCGTGGCCCTGGACCAGACCGGGTTCCCCGACGCCATGGGCGAACGCGTCTATTACCGTCCGGTCGAGCGGGGCCTGGAAATCAAGCTCAAGGAGAAGCTGGACCGACTGCGCTCGGCCCGCGAGGAAGCGCGCAGGCGCAGCGGCCGTTCCGGACCGGAGGCGGGCAAGGGTGGCTGACCTGATCCGCGGCGGCCTGGCCGGTACTTCGAGGCACTGGGGGCGTTGATGGACCTGTTGCGTGGCCTTATTGCCGTTGGCACCGGCGCCGCCCTGGGTGCCTGGATGCGCTGGGGTCTTGCCGCATGGCTCAACAGCGGTCGCGGCCCCGTGGCCCTGGGCACGCTGGCGGCCAACCTGGCCGGCGGCTACCTGATCGGACTGGCCTTGGCGTGGATCGCGTCCCGCCCCGGCCTCGCCCCGGAATGGCGGTTGTTCCTGGTCACCGGGCTGCTTGGCGGTTTGACGACGTTCTCGACGTTTTCAGCGGAGATCGCCCAGCAGATCGGCCGCCAGCAGTACGGTGCGGCGCTGCTGGGCGCCGGCCTGCACCTGTTCGGCTCGCTGGGCATGACCGCGCTGGGGTTGTATACATACCGGTGGCTGCAGCCGGGAGGCTAGGTGGCCTCCGCGGGCAAGGAAGCGCAGCGGAGACATGGAATGCACAGGATGCTCTTCATCGGCGCGCTGGCGTGGATGCCGGTCGCCGCGCCTGCCCAGCAGGTCTACAAATGTGTCAGCGCTGGACAGGTCTCGTACCAGTCCAGCCCGTGCGCCGGGGACAGCGAGCTGGCCGGAATCTGGGACCACGGCGAATACGCGCCACCCACACCGCAACGATTGCCCATGCTGGACGCCGGAAGGCCGGTCCGCGGCTCCAGCACCCGTGAGGGCTACAACCACCGGGCGACGGCTTCCCGACACATCGATTCAAGCACGGCGGCGGACCGTCGCTGTGAAACCGCGCGCCGTCGCCGGGAGACGATCCTCAGGAACGAATCCATCGGCAAGCGCTCGATGGAATTGCGCCGGCGGCTGGATCGCGAGGTGGCGGAGGCATGCCGGTATTAGACCGGTCATGGCGCAAGGATCGGACCGGTAGCTGCGCCATGTGGCCTGGCCCTGATTGAACATAATCCATATTATGCGAAATCTTCGGTGGTGGTCCCGATTGCTACGGGACTGGCTGGCACACAAGCTGCATCGGCCTCGCCCCGCCGCAGATTGCATCGAGGTTTCCCGCGCATGGATCTGACCGCTTCCGACCACCGACCGCCCTGCTGGCCAGCCGGCACGCCGTGTCCGAATGCCTGCGCCGAGCAGCTGCGCGACCAGGTAACGCGGAACCACGTGCGGCTGCATGGGCCGTGGGCCGGCTGGCGGCTGGCCGGACGTGACCTGGTCAGCCCGGATGGCGTGAGGCTGTCTGCGGAGCGTGTGCGCGGGCTCGCATGGCGCGCCGAGCAAGAAGCGCGCATCGCCGCGGCACGCGCCAAGAGGAAAAGCGGTCTCCGTGGGATGGTGACGGTGCTTCGTATCCGCAATAGCGACTGGCACACGGAACGCTTCGGCACGCGCGCCGGTTAAAGGCGTCACCGTGGGGCGATGCCCCACACCCCGATTGCGCGCTACTGCGGTGCGCCGGTCTGCACCTGAGTCATCGACCCGGCAATGACTACACCGGAGATTGCGGCCGGTGCCGGCTGTTGCTCCGAAGTCGCAACAGGCGGCCCGGCCGCTCTGATCCGGTCGGCGGTCTGCACGGATTGCACGCCGAGGGTGTCAATCGGCCACCCGGTAGCGATGATTTCGCGGTCTCGGGCATACAGCACGGCCCCGTAAGCGGTGCGACGAACAGCCCAGCCAAGCGCCCAAAGCTGCTCGGTGGTGAACGCGTCGATGACCTGCCCTCCCCCGTTGGCCCGGAACTCGATCAGATCGCGTTCACCGAAGGAGCCGGCATAGCGCGGCCTTGCCGTCGCGGCCAAGTCCAGGACGTAGCGCATACCAGGAGGAAGATCGGGAGCCGCTTCGGCCACCGGTGCAGTCGCGGCAATGGCGGCCGTTGGCGCAGCCCCCGGCGCGGCAACGACCGGCACAACCGGCTCGGTAATCACATCCGTGGCTTCCTCATAGACCACCTGGGCCTGTTCCTTCGCCTTCTCCGGCACCAGCCCACCCCCGGCGAAGAAGCGCACGAGGAAGAAGAGACCGCCCACCAGCGCCAGCCCCATGAAGATCGCCGGCTTCTTGGCGGTCTGCCAGATCGTGCGGGAGCCCGTCTTGTAGACCTCATTCCCCGCCACCCCCGGCTGAATCCCGTGGTAGAGCGGGAAGATAGTCGGGTCATAGTCGCGCTTCTCGCTGCCGGTCAATTCAAACTTGCCAGCAAGCGCGGCGGTGTAGAAGCGGACGCTGTAGGCGTGGTCCTTGCCCAGCGCGTCGAGCTTGGTATAGACGTTTTTCCGCTGCATCCGACGGATAACCGACCGATGGACTTCCTTGAAGTCCTGCGTCATCAGAACCACGTCCAGGCCAATGTGCCCGTGCTTGGCGAAAAAATCCGCGTTGGGCTTGGGGATCGCCGCACGGCCCGTCGGCCAGTATTCGTGAACCTCGTCGACGATGACCAAGGCCCCTTTCTCGATGTGCGGGAACACCAACGAGCCATCCGGCTGGGTCTCGCACACCAGCCATTCGTGCACCTGATCGTCATCCATGACGGTCAGCAGCCCGCGCACCTCATCCTCTGGCATCTCGAGGTAGGCGGCCAACTTGGCGTGATCCAAGCCGTTGAGCCGGGCATAGACGCGGCGTTTCGCCTTGAGGGCTTCGAGAACGTCGAACTTGACCGTCTCGTAGCTCTTCCCGCTCCGGGGCTGCCCTTCCTTGCCAACAATCATGTGCTTAGGTCCACTGGAAAAGGGTCAGGAACACGCGTGCAAGGCGGAACACCAGTGCAGCGGCGAGAATCCCCATCGCCTCGCCGACATGAAAGGTACCTATGGCCCACTGCGCCCACGGCCCGGCGTTAGCCAGGATCGTGCAGAGCGCCACATCGCTAAGGAAGTCCGGCGGCGGCAGCACGCTCACCACAAGCACCACCAACGAAAGGGTCTGTTCAAGCCACAGCACGAACAGGTCAGCCATGAACTCGCGGAACGCATTGAACAGGGCGATGAACTGCTCGCGCAGCCAGTTAGTGAGCGAATCCACCGGGCCCGCAACAGCCGCCCCCGACCACGCCATGACCACGAGGCCGGCCAGCCAAGCCACATTGCGGCGGCTCATAGCAGCGACCACCGGAGCGCGACGGCGCCCATTGCCGCGAGGAACACCCAGCCCGCGTAATTGAGCAGCGTGCCGAGGGGGCCACTGCATAGCTGGCTCAGGTCGAAGCGCCCGGCGAAATCGCCGCCATCCCACGTCTCGTTCGGGCACTGCCCACCCCCGTTGCATCCCCCGAAGAACGCCGACGCGCTGCGCATCATTGGGGTTTCCTTGATCGTGTCGTGAAAGGCGTTGAACACGCTAGAGACCGTCTTATCCGTGCCCTGGTAGACGTCGCCCACGCCCGGCCCCGGAGTGCCCCAATCCTCACCGCCACCATCACCACCGCCACCGTTACCGCTCTCACCTTCCGCGCCGCCACCGGATCCGCTAGGGCCATAGTTGGACGTGTAGTTGACGACGTTGTATGTCGTGGTGCTGCCGCCCTTGGACTCGGTGACGGTGCCACTGCCGGACGGCTGCCAGTCGCCGTTGTTCCTGGGCGGCGTGGCCGGGGGCTTGACCTGCGTCGTTGCCGGGGCCTTGGTAGCCGCCTCGTTCTGGCTAACCTTGGTACCCGCTTCGCCCGGCTCCCAGCAGAACAGTTTGCCGGACGAGGAAGCGGCGCAATGCTTGCCCTGCGGCGTGATGCACATCGTGAGATCGTTGACCTGCGCACACTCGTTCTCGGTGACGGTCTCGCCAATGTCCTCGCCATACGTGCACACGCCACCGGTCGGCGAGGCACCGGCCAACGAGAAGTAGCTCTTGCCGGAGAAGTTTACGACGTCGCTTGTCGTGCCCGGTCCATAGGCGCAGCCCGTATTGCAGCCACCGCCGACACCGTGAGCAGACCAGCCCCCGGACAGGGGCGGCCGCGCCGAGCAAGTCGCCTTGATCGGGAAGTTGTGATGGATGCTGCTGTTTCCGTTGCAGCCGGTTTCCCGAAAGGGCTGATCGCTGTTCGTGCGACTTTCCATCATGCAGGTGTAGCGGCCTACGGTAGAGCCGACCTTGGTGTACTCGCAGGTGCGACCACTGCGGCGGCGATGCTCTCCCTGAATCGTCGCGGCGGCCATTTCCTCGCAATGCGCGTAAGCCTCACCTTGGTCCGAATGCTCGGACGCGGACGCTTCGCCCGTGCCCAGGACGCACAGCGCCAGCACCAGCCACGCGACAAGCCACCGCATCACTGGCTCGCCTCGTTCATGCCGAGACAGGCCGCGTGGGCAGCCATGCCGCCGAGGATCAGGAACGCAATGCAAACGAGCATGTGTCAGTCGTCCTTGCTGTAGTGGTGGCACTCGGCACAGAAGCCTTCTTCATCGAGCTTGTGGCGCGCGTACTCATTGCCGCATTCACCCGCGCAGGGCGTCCAGGCCTCGTCCTCGTCACCATCTTCCGTGTCTTGGAAGAAGCTGGACACCTTCTCGACCAGCCAGCGGGCGAAGGGCGCCAGGGCCAGAATCGCCCCGGCCCCGAGAATTCCCGCGACGGCAGGCGAAATCGAAAGCCCGGCGAAAACCTCGCTGTAGTCCATCCCGCTCCCCTTAGTAGTCGGTGACGGCACCGCACTCGGTGCAGCGGAGTTCACCGGTTTCAAGCTCGATCACGTCATCGCTAAAGCACTCCGGACAGTAGTCGTCCGGGTCATCCTCGATCACGTCATTGGGCTCATTTGTGCGCATGGCGAAACGGGAGATGGGGAGGCAAGCGCCTCCCCTCCCCCAACATCCCGGCTCAGCGGAAGAAGGTGGCCACCTTGTTGGTCAGCCAGCGGGCGAAGCCCGGCGCAGCCTTCAGGGTGCCCGCGCCGATGATCGCGGTGACGCCAGCGGCCACGGACAGGCCGGTGAGGATCGAACTGTAATCGCCTTCCATTTTCGTTTCCTTTTGCTTGGGTTATGGGGTGGTCAGTCCCGTTCGGTAGAGACCATCTTGACGACCGCGCCGACGACATAGCCCGCGACATTGCAGGCGAGGACGATGCCGAACGCAGCAGTAAAGAACGCGGTGGCCACCTCCGGGGTGGGCCACTTGAAAACCTCTTGCAGCACGGTCGCCTGCGCGTTCTCGGAACCGGATGCCAGAACGTAGCCGGTGCACTGCGCGACCGGTTGCCCGGTCGGCTGCAACGTGCCGTCAGCGGCGAGAACAACGCAGGCGGCCATGGGGTCACTTCACCGCGGCGGCGGTGGTGGCCGGGATCGGGATGAGGTGGACACGGCGGCCGACCTTGAGCGACTCGAAGTCACCGACTTCGAGCGAGGACACGTCCAGCAGGTACTTACCAGGCGGGTACGGCGGCTGATCATCACCGAGGTTGATGGTGAACGGCTTGGGGAAGTCCTCGCCGGTTTCGATGGCGGCTTTCTGTTCCTTGAAAACCACTTGCGTGCCGTCCTTGCGCTTGACGGCGCGCGGGGTCGCGGTGCCCGACTTGATGATGATGCAGTTCATACAGCCTCCAGTTTCCATGCAATTGTTCGGCCCCCGAGAAAGAACACCCGCCACGGCGAGGGCCAGAATTCGCCGGTGAGTTTGTCCACGTAGCCGCCCAGGGCCTTGCGGATGTCGGCCAAGGGGCCGAGTGCGTCGCGCGCATCCTTCGGGGCNTTCCACCACCGAAGTTCACGCTTGGATTCATCGTTGAGGCCTCCGACGCCATGCGTGCGGAAGCCCTTGGGGAAGGCCTCAGCCATTGCGCCCGTCCACTTGGACGCATACTTAGCGAGATAGCCGACCGCGTTGCGGGCCTTCTGTATTTGCGTGTGGCCGTGGGGCCACCAACCGCGCTTGTCTGCCTTGGGCAGGAAGATGCCGCGGGGAATCCAAATCAGGATGTGGTAGTGGGGGACGCCGGCTTTAGTGAGTTCGCCGACCCATAGGTAACGGAGGCGCGGACGGTTGCCCCGGTAGCGAATTCGTACAGCTCGATCGAAGAAGCCCCGGATGCGCTTAACCAGTTCGCTAACGTCACGAGGGCTTCGGTCACTTCCCTTTGCGTAGGTCGTTGTGAGCATGTACCACGCGCCCCGCGTGGAGCCTTTCTGCGCTTCTTGGTCATGGAGCCTCGCTCCCGTGATGATGGATTTTTTAAGCCGCATGGCACGGATGCGGTCAGCGTCGAGGGTGATGGACACGCGCCGCGTGTCACTTGTTGAAGAAGGGACAAGCCCAAGGCCGCCTGCGGCGGCCTTCGAGAAGCGAGCCGCGCAGAGCGACTCCGCAACCTCAGCGGTGCGGTGCGCAGCAGCGGCCAGGAGCGACGCGCGGTTCATGGCACGTCCTCCGCGAGGCCTGCGGCGACATGCATGCCAGGGCCAATTCCCCCACGGAAAACTGCGTTTTCCGAGTGGGAATCGGCGGTCGAGGTGGAGGTAAAAGCGGTTTGCGTGAGTGGGTAGTGGGTGATGGCTGTTCCCAGCGAAGGGTGTCCGATTGGGACGAGAGCCGAGGGGGCGCAGGCGCGGGTGGAGCGGTCTCCGCTGCCGCTGGGTGTGTGATCCGGCGCGAGGCTTGCAGCGTGATGTTCCGCAGCACGTTGAGCGCGGCGAGCGTTGGTCACCAGGTCGGCGGCGCGGTATTCCGCGTCCAGGCGGCGAGCGCGGTCGGCGGTCGCCCAGCGGATCACGCCAACCAGTCCCAGCGTGAGCAGGACGCAGGCCGCGAAGGCCAGCACCGGCAGAATCGATTCAGACATGCCCCATCCCCTCCCCCGTACCCGGTAACCCCGCCGCACCGGCCGGGGGTGCGACCGGGGGCGGGTATCGGCTACATCCGTAGCCGATGGGGTCGGACACTACATCGCTACACCCGTAGCCGTCAACGGCTGTAGCGTACACCCGTAGCCGCCAACGGAATCCGCCATGAACTGGGATGACTTTTTCGCGCGAACGCTGGAGAAATCCGGCCTTTCCAGCTATGCGCAGCTGGCCCCGAAGCTGGGGATTTCAGACGGCGCGATATCGCACTACCGCACCGGGAAGCGCGTGCCGCAGGTCTGGGTAGTGGCGGAAGCCCTGAAAGTCCAAGGGCACCCGCAGCCGGAAAAGGCCGCGATCGAAATCATGAAGGCCGCTGCCCTCACGTCGCCGGAGCGCACTTTCTGGCGACGCCTCGCGGCGACCGCCACCCTCCTAGCGGTGGGGGTGCTGGGCGTGGCTCAGCAGCCCGCGCAGGCCGCCACAGCCGGTGTTGAGCGCGAAGCAGTCCATATTATGCGAAATCTCCGGTGGTGGTCCCGATTGCTACGGGACTGGCTGGCACACAAGCTGCATCGGCCTCGCCCCGCCGCAGATTGCATCGAGGCCCGCGCATGGATCTGAC